TCTAATTTTTCAACTATGGCGAGATCTCCTATTACAGTAGGAAGACAAAAGAAAAAAGGATCTGTAACTGATATGGATTGTCCAGTTGGTTTTAATCATGATTTTTTGCATACAGGATTAAATAGAATTTTGCAGGGTTTATTTTATGCCGATATTAAAGAAAAGAAAAGTACAGCTCCTTATAATGGAACACAAGAAACTATAACAGGTGTTACTACTTCAAATGATACTTATACAGCTAGTGCAGGAACTACGCTTGATGATTTTTTAACAAAAAATCTTGTATTAGCATCTGGCTTTGGTATTAGTGCAAATAATGGTTTAAAAACAGTTGTCAGTAGCACTTCAACTACAGTAGTTGTTAGTGAAAATTTAGTTGATGAACCTGCACCACCTTCTACAGCAAAAATTGAAGTAGTTGGAGTAATAGGAGCTTCTGGAGATATAACTTTAACAGCTTCCGCAACTTCTATTGTATTAGGTTCAACGCTTTTAGATTTTACAACATTAGGATTAAATATAGGAGAATGGATTTTTATTGGTGGTGATACCGCTGGAACAGCTTTTGCTACAGGTGGAACAGGATATGCTAGAATAAAATCAATAACAGCGAATGCTATTTCTTTAGATAAAACTACATTTTCGCCTTCAACTGATACTGGAGCGGCAAAAACTATTCAAATATTTTTTGGTTATATATTATTTAATGAAAATACTTGCGAAGATATTATCAAAAGATATTATAGATTTGAAAGAAAATTAATTTGTGACGGCGTATCTGATGTTTATGAATACATAAAAGGATGCTATCCTAATCAGATGACATTGAATTGCCCAACTTCTGATAAATTAAATATAGATATGAGTTTTATAGGTATTGATTCTAGTTATGTTGATACAGTTGAAACGGGAACTCATAATGCATCTATAGTTGAAGATGCTATAAATACTTCTAGTGAAGTTTATAGAATTAAAATGGAATTAGTTAGTGCGACATTAAATCAACCTGCTTTGTTTGCTCATATAACAGATTTTAATTTAAGTATTAACAATAATGTTACAAGTCAAAAGGCAATTGGTGTATTGGGATCTATTGATGCAAGTTTAGGTGATTTTGAAGTTACTGGTTCAATGACTGCTTATTTTGTGGATATGGCTTCATTAACAGCGTTCAGAAGTAATAGTGATGTAAGTCTTGATGCAATATTTGCTTATAATAATAAAGGTTTTATTGCAGATATACCTTTAATGACTCTATCCAAAGGTAGTTTGAAATTAGAAAAAGATAAGCCAATAACAATTCCAATTGATTCAAATGCATTTGAAAATTCAAGCGGATACACGTTACTTTTTAATTGGTTTTCTTACTTGCCTTCTGTAGCGATGCCGGTATGATAAAACTGCAAGGCTCCCTTCCTTGCTCCTTTGGTGGTTAATAGGGAAGGCGGATATGTTGTATGTCCGCCTTTTTTTTAGGAGAAAAATATGTCTGTATTATTTCAAACTTTTGGAACTTCAAAAGAAAAAGAAGAAGATGGTATTTATATACCAATGGGAATAAATACAGATGGAACAGAAATAAAATTTAAAATAGTAAGATCAGGGCCAACTAATAAAGAATATCAAAAATTATTAAATAAATTAACAACTCCATATGAAAGTATGATCAGAACTGATACTTTACCTAAAGAAGTTGAACTTGAAATTTATATGGAATTATTTTTAAAAACTATTTTAAAAGGTTGGGAAAATGTATACGATGTAAATAATGTTGCATATGAATACAATTATATGAATGCTAAAAAATTAATGCTAGATTTACCCGAATTATATTCCGAACTTGTAAGAAAATCTAATACTATTAAATTATTCTTATTAGATGACATGAAAGATAACTTAAAAAACTAATTGACGTTCTACGTTATTCTATGGAAATGGGAAGTGTAGAACGTCAATTAGCTAAACAGTCAATGAGAATGACAAAGACTTTACCTGATAGAATTAAAAATGCTCCAAAATTAAAAATGGGCTTAGAATTATATCTAGATATATTTTTTGAATTAGAATGTGATAGACCCATAGGAATGTCAATAGGGCCTATTAGTTGGTTTATTATAGATCAATATTGTATATCTCATAATTTCGATAGTTATCAAAAAGAGTGCGCTCATTATTATATAAGAGGATTAGATAATGAATACTTAAAACATATAAATAAGGATAGTTAAGGATGGCAACATTAATTCAAATGGCTAGTAATTTAAGAAGTTTAAAAACTTCTTTAAAAAAATCATCTAATGAAATAAGTAAAGAATTTTCTAAAAGACTATTGACTCATTTAGTTATGCAAACTCCCGTAGATACTTCAAGAGCATTATCTAATTGGATAATAAACTTAAATAGACAACAAATCCCCACGGGTAGCATTGAAAATTATAACGGTATTCCCGCTTATTATCCCGGAAATGACGGTTCTACCGAGCAGATAAGTGAGGATATGGCTATAATGGTTGGTGAAACAATGATAAATTTAAAAAAACCCGGTAAAGATATTTTTATAGTTAATAATATATCTTATATGGATTACTTAAATGAAGGTAATAGTAAGCAACAGAATGCTTTTTGGATTAATTTCAGCATAATGAGACAATATGAAAATATGAAATTTTATATAGATGTTATAAATAAAGTAAAGTGGAGGTAATATGGAGCAAGTTGTTAGTATAAAGATAACTGATAACGTAGCAACTACAATTGGCCCTAAACTAGAAGATATTGCAAAATTTGCAATACAAGCTTCGCAGAAATTAAATACTTTGAAAATAGTATTAAAAGGCTTCTCTTCCGTGGGGTTAAAAGAAGTTTTTGCAGATTTAAAAGGAATTAATGAAGTTTTAAAATCAAATAATACACTATCCAAACTAACAAATAAAAGTACATCTGATAGTAATTTGGAAAATAATAGAATTAAACAAGCTATCGCATATGAAGAACAATTAAAAAGAGGAATTGCCAACGAAACAAAAGAAAATAATAGATTGCAAGCATTAAAAGAAAGAAATATAGCTAAATTACAAGCATTAAAAGATAAACAACAAGCTAAAGAAGCTCTTAATTCTGAAAAATTAGCAAATAGAATAATTAATAATGATAATAGTATGATACTATCTAAACAAAAATTATTTGATAAAGAAGAGGCTTTGAGAATTAAGCAAGCCATTGCGTATGAAAAACAATGGAGAAAAGAAGTAGCAAATGAGAATAAAAGAAGAGAAAATTTTAGATTGCAAACCGTATCAGGTAAACCTTCGGGTGGATTCGATTTAACAGACGTTGCTTATACTATAGGTAAAATGTGGTTATTAAAATCAGCCGTGGAAGCTATAATAAGACCAATTATTAATTTAACAGATTCTTATACACAATTACAAAATAAATTAAGACTTGTTAGCGATAATAATATTCAATTATTAGCATTGACTAACCAAATGTTTGATATATCTACAAGAGCGAGAGTTCCGGTTCAAGATTTAGCTACAGCTTTTCAAAGATTCGATTTAGCATTAAAACCTTTAGGTGCATCTCAAGTTGAAGTTTTGACAATGGTTGAAACTGTATCAAAAGCTATGACATTAAGCGGCGTTTCAACAATGGAGCAAACGCAAGGTTTAAGACAATTATCCCAAGCTTTTAATAAAGGAAAATTAGATGGCGATGAGTTTAGAACTGTTATGGAAACAATGCCTTTATTAGCACAAGCTATTGCTGATAAGTTAAAAGTGGCTAAGGGTGAATTATTAGATTTAGCTCCAAAAGGAAAAATTACTTCTCAAGTAATGAGAGAAGCTTTGAAAGACGTTGCTATACAAGTTGAAGCGCAATTTTCAAAATCTATTCCAACAATAGAACAAGGATTAACAGTTGTAAGAAATAGTTTTTCAAAATTAGCTGGTGAAATAGAAACAAGCACAGGTTTATTTGCGTCTTTAGCTACTAAAATGGTTAATTTTTCAAAAGAAGCTAATGTATCTGCACCTAAAATTATAACATTATCAAATAGTATTTTAGAATTATTATCAAATATTAAAGGTTTACTCGTAGAATTATCACCAACTACTTATGCTTTAAAAAAGTTTGGTAATGATTCTATTAGTGTTATTGATTTAATTAGTAAATCGTTAATAGGTTTTAGTTTTACATTTTCTGCGGTAAGAGATATGATAAAAAATGCAATTGATTTATTTACAGTAGGTGCTAAAGATTTCAAAATATCAACAACTAATGTTGATGCATTAGTTAATAAATATACAGAATTAGAAAATACTCAAAAAACAAGAGAAGCTACACTTAGATCTATATTGGCTTTAGATAACGAAATTAAAAAAGTAGCTAATGAATACGCCGCTTTACCAAATAAAAATACAGAACAAGCTGAAAGATTAAAAATGGATTATCAAGCTTTAAAAAATCAAAAAGCTACTCTTGATGGGACATCTAGTTTAAGAGCTATGCAAGAAATAGAAATTAATAATAAAAAGAAATTAACAGCCGAAGAAAAGAAACTTGCTAGTCAATTGGAAAGAAAATCTGATATATTGAAAAAAATTAATTTTGAATTAAACCTAGAAAGAAAATATTTATTTATGGATGATCGGGAAGTTTCTATAAATAAAAGATTTGATAGAATGATTGAACAGTATAATAATGCCAAACCAAAAAATAAAAAAATGAGTAAAGATGCAGTAATTTCTTTAAAAGCTGAACTTGAAATG